AACGACCCTTATTTTGTAGAATATAGTAAAGACCCTAAAACATATCACAAAATATTAGCAGTTGTTACATGGGAATTTAATGAAAATTCAGGATTAGTACCTGATGTGAAAGAATACTTTTTGAAGGAATTTTTAATTGATGAACCCGGGATTTAACGAACTGTGGCCTACGACAGTATACTTAGGTAAAATTGAAGATGAAACTTTGCTTTCCAGAGTATGCGATGCAATTTTTACTGAAGTTGATTTAACAAATCCGCCTAACGATTTTCACGAATATGATATACTTCGTGATGGATCTGAAGTATTCCAAGAATTTCGTGATAAGGTTGTATGGCCAGCATTTGAAAAATACTTGTTAAACTGGAACATTGATATAAATGATTTTGAAGAAAGACGAGTAAGAGCTTGGCTTACCGGCAGTTATACCGGATATGCCATGCCAGTTCATAATCATAGCGGATCTCCAATTAGCTCAGTATTTTACCTCATGAATGAAGAACAACAAGCTGGCGGAGAACTAGTATTAATGGATCCTCGTCATAATGCAAATAGAGGCTACCAAGAAGAATTTAAGTCCATGTTTGAAAATCAATGCTATACACCTAAATCTGGCGAATTTACCATGTTTCCTGGGTTCGTTTATCACCATACTTTGCCTTTTAAGGGAAAAATCCGATTGGCAATGCCCGTTGATCTATTTCTATAAATAGAATCATATAAATAACTTAACAATCCCTAACTTACGGAGAAATAAAAATGGCTCTTACATTATCATATTCAATTACAAGTCTTAAAGTAAAAGACGAAGTAAACAGCGAAGGCGTTACGCTTACAAACGCAGTATGCCAAACATATTGGAAAGTAGTTGGAACAGACTCTACTGGCGCAACTGGCGAATTTTCTGGCGCAACACCATTCAGTGCAGCAAGCGTTAACTTAGAATCTTTCGTAGATTTTGCAGATCTGCAAGAAGAAGATGTTATTTCTTGGGTCCAAGCTGTTGTTAATGGCGATCCAGGATATAAAGCACACATTGAAGGCAAAATCCAAGGTCAAATTGATGCAGATAAAGTACGCGAAACAGCAATGCCTTGGGCAACTGATGTAACACCAGTACCTCCAGTACCAACTCCTGGCGTTTAATAACAAAAGGAATCTGTCGTGAATTATAATTGGCGTATCGTAAAATTGGGTCTAAACGATCAGTTGAATCAAGATGGTGTACTTCTTGAGAATGCTGTCGTTCAGGTTCAATGGAAATTAATAGCTGAAGACACAGACGGAGTAAAAGCAAGTTATCTCGGTAACACTACTTTAGATGCAAGTTCTATTCCTGCAAATCAATTTGTACCGTTAAACGATGTAACTTCAGCTCAAGTTATTACTTGGTTGCAGGATGTCTTAGCCGGTGCTGAGCAAGACCGCATAAATAAACAGTTAGATGCAAAAATTGAAAGAAGCAAACTACGTACAATAAAACCTAATTGGTAATGTAGGCGATTTCTTTATTATATAATGGAGGTGACATGCACGATTTGCATATGGGTGGTTTAGCAACTTATGCTCTGAAAAGAGGTGGTTCAATACACCCAATTTTAGTACCAAAAGCAGTTTTGGGAAATGAAACTGGTATTATGAATCCGTCTATTTTTCTTAAAGACGGAAAGCTTCTTGTTAACGTTAGACACGTTAACTACATTCTTTATCATAGCGAGGGGAAAAAGTTTCCACACCAGTGGGGACCTCTCGTATACATACATCCCGAAAATGACGTAGCGTTAAAAACTCATAACGTGATGTGCGAGCTAGATAGTAATCTTAATTTAGCCTCAGCACAACGTGTTAATATGAAGTTAGACGTAGCACCAACTTGGAACTTTGTTGGTTTGGAAGATGCTCGTCTGTTTGAATGGGATAAAAAACTATATCTTTGCGGTGTTCGTCGTGATTGCTATGATGAAAAAGGCAAGGGTCGTATGGAACTTTGTCATATAGATTTTAAAGATGGTGAATGGCAAGAAATTTCAAGACATCCAATTCCGGCTCCGGGTGAAGACGCTAGTTATTGTGAAAAGAATTGGATGCCAGTTCTTGATATGCCTTATCACTTTGTTAAATGGTGTAACCCTACTCAATTAGTTAAATTTAACATTGAAGAAGGTACAACCATAGAAGTATTTGTTGAACAAAACGAAAGAAAACCGTTTAAGCGCGACTTCAGAGGTGGTTCACAAGTAATTCGTCTTAACGACAAACAAAGAATGGCTTTTGTTCATGAAACAAATCTTTTAAGAGATCCATTCGGTAGAAAAGATGGAGACTATTCTCATAGAGTTCTTGTATGGGATAACGATTGGAATTTGATTCATGTTTCACGCAACTTCCATTTTATGGGAACGTATTATGATCACGTAACAAATACAGATTACAACATTGAATTTGTAACTGGTATGACCATTCATAATAACAACGTTTTGATTTCGTTTGGTTTTCAAGATAACGCTTCGTTTATTCTTAAGATGCCAATACAAGTATTTTTAGAATTTTTAGCTGATAACGGATAATACGTATGAAATTTACAAATATGAAACTATTGAATGACGTTATTTTAGATTATTCTAACCCAGATAAAATCTATAAATTAGCTCGCGAATACGATAAATTAGAACAAGGTTCTGCTGCTTTCAGTTATTATCTTCGTGCAGCTGATATGTCGCCGGGTAAAACTATAAAAGAAAAATGGCTTCAATATAAGTGCATGATTCTTGGTTCTTTTATCTATGAACGTAATGGCGATAGAGATCATAGTGTAGAAGGCTTACTTAAAATTGCCATTGATACATTTCCAGATAGACCAGAAGCTTATTATTTTCTTTCAAAGTTTAAGCAAAGAAAGCAAGATTGGCGAGAATCAATGATGTATGCTGCAATCGGTCTTAAATTTGAGCAGTGGCATGACAGATTTGATGATGATCTCGGCTATCCAGGTATTAACGCTTTACGTTTACTATATGCACGTGCTAAATGGAAAACTGACGGCAGAGACGAATCTAAAAACCTTGCTTTTGATTTAAAATATAAAAATTCTATTAGCGAAGAAGTAGACAAAGGAGCTACTGCTTTATTAGCAGAACATGGTTATCCAAGTACACTTACATTTACTGAAGACGAACTTGACATATACAAGTTTAAGTTTAAAGGTATTGATAGCATAGAAAAGAACTATTCACGTCACTTCCAAGACATGTTTGTATTGTCTGTTTTAGATGGACAAAGAAATGGCACATTTGTAGAAATTGGATCTGGACATCCTGAACTGTTTAATAATACTCTACTACTTGAAAAACAATTCGGTTGGAAAGGTATTTCATTAGATAACTCAGAAAGAATGTGTCATATCTTTTCGAGAAGTAGAAATACTACTTCAGTACTTGCAGATGCTGCCAATACGGATTATAAAGTGTTATTTAAACAACATTGTTTAGAGCAAAGGATTGAATATTTGAGAATCAATGCTGAGGGAGCTTCTCTTACAGCTCTTAAAGCAATTCCTTTTGATAAGTATGAATTTTCTGTTTTGCAGTTTCAGCATAATGCAGTCTGGTGGGGCAATGATATCAGAGATGAATCTAGAAAAGTACTTAGCAAACTTGGATATATATTAATGGTAAGCGATGTCGCGGTTGATGAAAAATCTAGCTATGAAGACTGGTGGGTTCATCCAGACTATGCTAAAACTAAACCTGAAATGCGATCTTCTACAAAAGTTAATTTTGCATGGAACTATATAATGGAGAAACTATAATGGGAATGAAAGTTGTTATTGTAACCGGTGGCTTTGATCCACTACATTCTGGTCACATTGAATATTTTAAAGCAGCAAAAGAGCTTGGCGATATTTTATGTGTTGGTGTAAATAGCGATGCTTGGCTAACTCGTAAAAAAGGCCAACCATTTATGTCCTTTGAAGAACGATCAAATATAGTTAGTAACATTAAATGTGTTGGACACGCATTTGGTTTTAATGATGACGATGGTTCTGCAATTGGCGCAATTGAACACATTAAAAATAGCTTTCCAAAAAATTCACAAATCATTTTTGCAAATGGTGGTGATCGTACAAAAGATAACATTCCTGAAATGATCTTTGATGATGTTGACTTTGTATTTGGTGTTGGCGGTACAGACAAATTAAATTCTTCTAGTTGGATTTTAAATAATTGGGGCAAGCCATCAACTGAAAGAGTCTGGGGAAAATACAGAGATCTTGATCAGAATGGTCATTGGAAAGTAAAAGAACTATCTATTGATATTGGTAAGTCTTTATCTGATCAGCGACACTTCGGTAGATCAGAACATTGGCACATTGTAGATGGTGCTCTTGAAATGAATCTTGAATATGCAAATGATTATAGAACTTCTAGAATCTATAAATCTGGCGACAGCATTGATATACCAAGAAACTGCTGGCATAAAGCTACAAATGTTGGTAAAACACCAGTTAAGGTAATTGAAGTCTGGATGGGTGATATTCTGTCAGAAGATGATATTGAAAGAAGAACATAATACTATATTGATGGAGCCATAAGGCTATTATAACTGGATCTGAAAAACTGTCAACTGTTTTTATATAAATATGTAAAATATATTAAACAATTTCATTTAAGGAGATACAGATGGCTTTTCAGTTATCGGTTAATGCAAGAAATGCTACTTTGGCAGCAATTGAGACAGAAGTTGGCGAAAATCCAATTATGACTGTTTCTACTGGTTCGCCACCAGCTAACTGTGGTACGGCAAATACGGGTACGGTTGTTGCAACTATGGTTCTTCCTACAGACTGGTTATCAAACCCAACATTAGGTTCTGTTACATTATCAGGAACTTGGCAAGATTTGTCAGCTGACGCTTCTGGTACAGCTGGTTACTTTAGACTACACAACAATGATGGTACTGTATGTCATATGCAAGGTTCTATTTCTGCCACAGGCGGTGGTGGCGATATGCAATTAGATAACACTAACATTGCAACTGGCCAACAAATTAATATTACAGCATTTACTATTACAGCTGGTGGGGCGTAACTTTAACAAAAGGTAAGCCTCATGTCTGCTAATGGAGCGTTTTCAACAACATTAGATTTTGAATTTTTTGCAGGTGGATATACCACACTTACAGGGGAAGCTTCAGTATCAATTGAACCTTCCCTTGTTTCTTATGCAAGGGTACCAATTACCGGCACATTAAACGATTTTAATTTAAATTTTTCGTTTACCGGTAGGATTACTCCACCAATTATTCAAGCTTCGGCTGAAGATCTAAGTTTTGGTTTTACATCAAGTTCTTTCATAGAATTTGGTGTGCAGCGCTATGCGAAAGCAGAATATGGTTCGCTTGTAATACCATTCACACAATCAGCCCAAGGTTATAACCTTACTCACGCTTATTTAAATAAGACTCTTAGTTTTACTCTTAACACCAAGATTTACGTATTCTCATTAGGTGAATCTGCTGGCACATATGGTTTTAATCTTGAAAGTACTGCACTAAATGTATCTACTAGAGCTTACTCTGGGGATGGAGCAAATTATTGTACATTTAACGGTGTAAACTTCAACGGAGTTACAATTAACAAACAATCTAATAGTGTTAGAATCATCGATAATGGCATTAGACAGGCCGAAGTG